TGTATCAGTACGTCTGCTTATTCGCGGAGACGGAAGGGATTCGCACCTCGAGGCGACAGAACGCCGCCTACGTCACGAGGCGGATGGCCGCGACCGTCAAGTTGCGGGGCGAAGCCTTGGTCGAGGCGATCGCCCAGATCGTGAAGCTCCGCCACCTGGACACGAAGTACGTCACCCAACTCCGGCAAGGGCACATGGCCGTCCGCCAGTACCTCGTCGAGTTCGGCATGACGCCGGCGGCCCGGTCGCGGGTGAAGGTGGCCGCGGCGCCGGCGGAGACGGATCCGTTTGCTGAGTTCGACGGAGACGGGAAGGCCCACTGAAGACCAGGCCCCCGCCGATCACCAGCAGCGCTGACATCGTCGACGCCTACGCGCGCGACGTGATTGAGGGCCGTGTACCGGCGGGGAAGTATCACCAACTCGCCTGTGCCCGACACCTCCGGGACCGCGCCCACGAAGGCACCGCCGACTTTCCCTACCGCTTCGACGCCGCGAAAGCCGACCGCTTCTTTCGGTTCGCCGCCAAGCTGAAACATTACAAGGGCGAGTGGGCCGGGCAACCGATCGTGCTGCAGCCCTGGCAGCAGTTCCGGCTCGGATCGATTCTCGGCTGGGTCCACGTCGACACGGGACTCCGCCGCTTCCGCACCGCCTACAACGAGGTTCCCCGCAAGAACGGCAAGTCGCTCGAGGCCGCGGTCGTCGCGGTCTACGTCACGTTCTTCGACGGCGAGGCTGGCGCGGAGGGGTATTGCCTCGCCACGAAGCGCAGCCAGGCCGAGAAACTGGTGTTCCGCGACGCCAAGAAGTTGGTGTCCTCGAGCGGATTGAAGACGCACATCAAGATCCAGGCGCGCAACCTGCACCGCATCGACACGTCGTCGAAGCTCGAGCCCCTCGGCGAACGGCCCGAAGACGGCCTGAACCCGAGCCTCATCATCATCGACGAGCTCCACAAGCTGAAGACCCGCGACCAGATGGACGTGATGGAGACGGCCACCGGATCGCGTCGGCAGCCGCTGAACTTTCAGATCACCACGGCGGGCGACGACATCGTCAGTGTCTGCGGCGACCAGCATGAGTACTCGTGCAAGATTCTTGACCAGGTCCTCTCCGACGAGACGTTCTTCGCGTTCATCGCCTCGTGTGATCCCGAGGACGACTGGACGCTCGAAGACACCGCCCGGAAGGCAAACCCCAACTACGGCATCTCGGTCAAACCGGACGATCTGCGGGCGCTGGTCACCAAGGCGACCCACATGCCGGGAGCGCGCGCGGCCTACGAGCAGGATCACCTCAACCGCTGGGTCAACACCGATGCGCCCTGGCTCTCCCTCGACGGCTGGCGGCACGGGCAATCGAGCGGGGAGGACGCCTGGACGCCGGAGGAGATGCGCGGCCAGCCGTGCTTCGTCGCGGTCGACCTCTCGAGCAAGATCGACCTGGCGGCGGTCGCCTTCACCTTCCCCCCGACGGAGACCCGGAGCTCGTGGCGCTCGATCGTCCGGTGCTTCACGCCAGCGGACACCCTCGTCGAGCGCGCGCACCGCGACCGGGCCCCGTACCTGCAGTGGACCGAGGAGAAGATCCCCGGCTCGCCCTGGCCGCTCCTGACGACAAACCCCGGCAATCGCCTCGACCAGGACGTCCTCCGCGCGGCCGTCAACGACGCCAAGGACCTGTTCGGCTTCGACATCAAGCAGATCGGCTTCGACCCCTGGAACGCCGGGACGATCGAGCAGGACCTCACGGAGGACGGCTTCGAGGTCGTCGAGATCCCTCAGATCTTGAAGCACATGTCGGCGCCCTCGAAAGAGTTCGAGGCAGACGTGCTCGACGGCCTGGTCGACGTCGGCGGAAATCCGTTGATGGCGTGGCAGGCGTCGAACGTCGTCGTCTACCGAGACGGCAAAGACAACATCTACCCGCAGAAAAAGAAGAGCCGCGGGCGCATCGACGGGATCGTGGCGATGCTCATGGCGCGGAAGCTCGCGGCGATCGGGGACGAGCCGAAGGCCGAGGATCCGGAGCTGCTCGTCGCATGAAACGGGCCCCCGGCCGGCCTCCGCTCGACGACGAGGACTCGACGACCGAAGTCGGCGTCAGCCTGCCGACGAAGCAGTTCGACGCCTACGCCAGGCGGGCTCTGCGCGAGGACGTGAGTGTGCCGGAGATCATCCGCCGCGACCTCGACGACGGAAAACCGTGCCCGGATAAACATCGATAAACCCTACGTCCGGGCCTCGCGGGCCGACACTCACTCGTGTGGCGTTTTGATGCGGTCGCTGTTCTTCTGGCGGCCTCCCTGTCTGTTGCGGTCGGTGATCGTCAACCTGACCGACGACCCCTCGACCGCAATCAAGGCCGTGCTGTGGGCGTCGAACGGGGCCTGGCTGACCTTCAAGGACGCCTCGCTCCTCAAGGCGAACACGCCGCCGGCGCCGATGGATGGCGACGTGGTGATCCATCGCGATCGCGTCAGCTTCCTGCAGGTGTTGCCGTAGTGCCGATCGTCCAAAGCTTCGGCGCGCTGCAGGCGATGACCAGTCCGCCCCTCTGGACGGGCGGCTCGAGCCCCTCCCTCAATCTGTACGGCCTGAACCAGGCCTACGCCGACATTTACCGGACGCAGCCGAACGTCCGGATCTGCGTCGACTTTCTCGCCCGCAACATCGGCGAACTCACCCCCCAAGTCTTCCGCCGCGTCTCGGACACGGACCGCGTCCGCCTGGTCGATCACGATCTGGCCCGTTGGCTTGGAAAACCGAACCCCGCCACCCGGCAGTACCGGCTGATGGAAAACCTGGTCGGGGACATGGGCGTGTACTTCAACGGCTACTGGCTCAAGGTGCGGTACACCGGCGGCGACGGGCGAGACGCGATCGGGCTCGTGCGGATCCCTGGTGACCAGATGTCCGTCGAGGGCGGGCTGCTGCCGGAGAAGTTCTGCTGGTCGTCGAACGGCCGCGACCGGGACTTCCCGTTGTCTGAGATCGTGCATTTCGACGGCTACAACCCGACGAATCCGCTGATGGGCCTGTCGCCGCTCGAGACGCTCCGCCGGATCCTCGCGGAGGAAGCCTCCGCCAGCGAGAACCGCGAGTCGTACTGGCGCAATGCGAGCCGGCACGAAGGCATCATCGAACGCCCGAAGGACGCCCCGAAGTGGACGCCCACACAAAAGGCCTCCTGGCGTGAGCAGTGGCAAGAGCGCTTCGCCGGTCCCGGCAACGCGGGCCTGGTCCCCGTCCTCGAGGACGGGATGCAATTCAAATCGGCGTCGTTCTCCGCGAAGGATTCCGAATACACGCTCGGCGGGAAGCTCCGGCGCGAAGTCTGCGCGGCGATGTACCACATTCCGCTGCCGCTCGTCGGCATCCTCGAGCACGCCACGTTCTCCAACGTCAAGGAACAGCACAAGCATCTCTATCAGGATTGCCTCGGGCCCTGGCTCAAGATGCTGAAACAGGAAATCGAAGGGCAGCTCCTCGTCGAGTGCGAGGACCAGCAGGACGTGTACGTCGAGTTCAACATCGACGCGAAGCTGGCTGGCACCCCGGAAGAGCGGGCCTCGTCGCTGCAGATGGCCGTCGGCCGTCCGTGGCGCACCGTCAACGAAGCCCGGGCGCTCGAGAACCTGCCCCGGATCGACGATCCCGAGCTCGACACGGTCGCCCCTCAACAGGGCGGGCCGGCCGCAGCAGCGACACCGCCGGCTGCAGATGCAGCCGCCAGGCCGTCACGCACGGCCGACGACGACCCCGCGGAGGACGCATGAGCAACCGCTACGCCCACGTCCTCAACTTCGCGTTGTCGCACCCCTGGTCGGTGATGGAAGAGATGTTGCCGGTGATCGCGGGCATCCTCGCGCGACACATGGCGGGGTTGGACTCGAGCGCTGAGATCGCCGCGGCCCTCGTCGACCGCAAGAACCTCCCGCAGCCTCGAGCCGGCAGCATCGCGATCATCCCGGTCTACGGCGTCATTGCCCCGCGGATGAACCTGATGTCTGAGATGTCGGGGGGCACGACGTTCGAGAAACTCACCAGCCAGCTGCGCGAGGCCGTCGCCAACAAGAGCGTCCGGACGATTGTGCTCGACGTCGACTCGCCAGGCGGATCCGTCGCGGGCAACACCGAATTCGTGGCCGAAGTGATGCGCGCCCGGGTGAAGAAACCGATCATCGCGGTCGCGCAATACACGATGGGATCGGCGGCTTATCTCCTCTCCGCCGCGGCCACCGAGATCGTGGCGGCG